GGGAAAGGCGAGTTACCGGACCTCAAACCTGCCGATCTTGGCAAGTATCTCCTCTTTCTTCTCTCCCCCCGGTCCAGCCGGGTCTCCGTTCCTTTCCCCCGCGCCCAGTGCGGCTGGGATGACGAGGGCTTCCCTCGTCTCCTGCGCCTTGGACGTCGGCAGCGGTGGGAACTAGCGCACAGCGTTAGTTCCATCAAGAAGGGTCTCCCTTCCACCGTCTGCTCCCGCCACTCCCCCCCCTCCGTCCGCTCGTCCTGGTTCTCCAGGGCCTGCGATCCCTCTCCCTCCTCCTCTTCCCTCGAATACCTCGCGTTTGCACGTGAGATTGTTCGAGAGGCCCTGCCCCTGGGTTGGGATAGTCGCTACTTTGACTTCTGTCATAGCTTCTTTCCCAAACGATCGTCCCGTTACGATCGTGGCTTCTCTTCCGAATTTTGGTCTGCTGGCTCCTACGAGTCCTTTCAGGCCCGGGTTCGGTCTGGTGGTCCCCTTCCCAAGGGGGTGGGCGGTTGGAATCTCCGTTACAAGGAGGTTCCTTCCGCTGGGAAGTTGAGGCCTATGGGTATTCCGACTTACCGTTGGGATACCCTGGGACCCTTGCATGAGTGCCTCTACTCATACTTGGGAAGAAAGGATTGGTTGCTTGTGGGCCCGCCCGCAGCATCCGATATCGATAGGGTTTGTCAGTTTGACTGGCAAACTTCTATCGACCTCGTGGGGGCCTCAGACAATCTCAGATTGGATGTTGCCGACACAATCCTTAGCGCGATCCTGTCGCGCTGCGAGAAGGTTCCTGGTTCTGTGCGCCAGGACGCTGTGGATTCCCTTCGTCCTTTCGTTGGTGACTCCCAAGTCACTCACGGCCAGATGATGGGCACTTACCTTTCCTTCCCTCTCCTCTGCTTGCAGTCGTACGTGGCGGCCCGTTGGGCCACACGTGACACTCAAGCTGGAGTCTTGATCAATGGGGATGACTGCCTCATCAGCAGTCCCCGCCCCATTCTCAATAGTGATTACCCCGACTGGGCAATCATTAATGAGTCCAAAACCGGTCGCTTTAGATCGGTTGCGGAGATCAACTCCACGTGTTTCCTCAGGGATTCACGGGGGAGATGGAAGGAGGTGAAGCACCTCAGGAGGGGAGGTGGTACACGTGACCTCCAGGGTCACGTGCACCAAGCAGCTGTTTGTCGGGCTGCTGGTCCGTTGTGGGAGCGTGCCTTCGTCCTTGCGAAGTCTCGCTCGAGGTGGTGTCTACGCCCGAGCGATCTCGGGTTCGATCTCGGCGTACTTGAGTCTTTCAAGTACGAGCGCCGGCTCTGCCGACGCGGTTACGCGGTCCTGCCGCGCAATTCCGGGCTCGATGACGGTCGTTACCGGCTATCGCTGGATTCGACGTCCGTGGAAAGGTTGGAGGTCCAGATGGACCTGTGGGTAGGCGGTCGGTCTTTTCAGACCGAACGGCAACCTCTGACTTACAATGCCTTCAAGCGTTGTATGGTCAGACCATCGTCTGCGTTTTTACGCGCTCGTGCTGGTGGGTGGCGTGGCTGCGAACTTTCGTTCGGAGTACGTACCCCGGTTGTCGCTCCTCGTCCGCGTGGCGAGGTCGTCCTTGCGGAGTCTCGGCTGTCCTGCAGCCCTGGTCCCGTTTGTTTGGAGGAAGACGGAGTTCTTCTCGTGGTGAATCCCGATAGCTGTTGGTTTTAGCTAAAGGTTTTCTGCGGTGTGTCGTGTGTCGACGGACGGTCCCTATGGACCTCTTCCCTGATAAGGGCGACCATTGAGGATCTCTCCTCCGCAAGAGAT